TTGACCCAAAAGCCGGATGAGACTCCATAGCTCTTGATATATTTTTCAAAATAGTGGACAATCTTTTATAGCTTGGAGCTATAATTATAAAATGTGTAGGAGTACGTTTATAATAAGTTTTCCTAGTTATAAACTTTCCTTCAAGTATTTTTGCCCTTTCTACAGGTTGAGCTGATGGGTAGAGATCCTTAAATATTAAATAAATTTTATTAATAAACTGCTTTGGGTCATCCTTTAATTTAGGTAAATTCCTTTTTAGTACTTCTGGGGAAAATTCTATTGCAGTAGGAAACTTATTTAATTTTCTCCTTGTATTTTTTAAAGCTAAATCAAAGTTTCGTCGCATTCTAGCGACGATAACTTTGTCTATGTTATTTAGACTCATGGTACTCTATAAAATTCAAATACCCGCTTAATATGAGCTGGCAAACTACTTTTCCCCGTTTCCCTAAATCCTAGATTCTCTACACTAATATTTTGCATAGTTTTTCTAGGGGTGTACTCCTCTTGCCTGTAGTATTCTACTAGATCCATTATTGCTATTTTCAAGTCTTCCGGTACTTCGCTATATCCGCCTCGATAGGTAACTTTAACACTTTTGAAGCTAGGATACGCCCCTACAGTAAATGGAAGATTATCTGCTGTTCTAATGGCATCTAGTCTATAATCAATGAAATAGTCTTCATCTTCAGTAATGGCGGAGTACGTTTTTCCGTCTGCGGACACTTCTACAGAAGAAACACTTATAATAGGAAACTCTGGTAAGAATAAAATACCTTCCTCATTACCATCAAAGTATTCAACTTTGTCGGTGTTTACATAATCTACAAAAGTTCTCCCACAATAAGTTTTAGCTAACTGACTAGCTGCACGAAGTAATAAAAATAATTTAGGGTCGTCTTCTTCTTTAGTTATTTTTTTATAAGTTTTAAATTCTTGCAAAGAAACTAATTCTAGTGCCATAATAATCCTATATTATCAAAAGGGAGGTACCCCCGAAGGGGTACCTCAAAATGCCTAACACTAAGTTAAGCTGCCCAAGATAGAAATTATGCTGCCCAATCAAGTACTGCGGTACCTTTACCAGCAATTAAATCAACGAAGCCCATTCTGCGGCTGGCAACAATAATGTTATTTTGGTTTTCTATTCTGTAATCAGTTTCTACTTTAGTCTTTCTTAACTGACCTACAAGGAAGTTAGCGGTGTTAATGCAAGTTACAGCAGCTGCACCAGCACCTTTAGAAGCATACTCCCCAGAAACAATTACAGGAGAACCATTTACACTACCGATCTGACCTTTTAGAATGGTAGCGTTGCTGCCAACTACATCCATTGTACGGAAATCTGGGTCTTCTAGTAGATCAAAGTAAGCTTCGTGAGAAACGATATAGATTAGCTTGCTAGGATCTAAGCCCCAGGCACCTAGTAGTCTGCGTACAGATTGTAGAGAAGCTGCGGTTACTTTGTCACCATTACCAATGGATAATGTAGTAGATGCACCAGCATTAGAAGCGATAGTAGCAATACCATCAAATGGGAAAATATCACCTTCAGGAGTAGCTACACCAGTGTCACCACGTAGTAATGCGCGATCAGCAGCTTTAGCCATACGTCTCATTACAGCGTCTCTGACGATAGGCATTAGAGGAATAATTGCATCCTCTTCTTCCTCAAGACCTAGGTATTCTTTAGCTACTAACTTGTGAGCACTTAGAGTGCGATCAGTTAGTTTGTGGTCTTTTGCTGTACCTGTAGAACTTCCATCTGTAGAACGTAGAGGTGGATAAGTTCTAGCAATGAATTCAGCGTAGGAAGCTTCTGGGTTAATAGGGATATGCATGCTAGCAGTATTCATTTGAATCTTCTTAAATAAAGGCTCTACAACTAGCTCTTCCCTAATATCATTCTCTAGACGAGTAGAGAACTCTTCTTCCCAAGTCTCAGTCATGTTGGTTAGGTGAGGACCTACACCCGCCTTCTCAATTAGCTGAGCACCAAATTTAGTCTCATCGACACGCTTCTTAAGGGCTTTAGCAATAAGTACAGCAGTATCGACGTCTTGAGGATTTAAAGGCTTGCTTGGCTCCTCGAACTTCATTTTAGATTTTTGAAGGGCTTCTAATTCAGTAGCTTTTTCATGTAGATCATGTTGAAGATCCTCTAGCGCTTCTTTTAAAGTCTTCTCTTTTTCCTCGAACTGCTTAGTAATTCTTTCTTCGGCTTGATTTAGCAGCTCTTCTACCATATCTTTACCAATAACAGGCTCAGTCATATTATCTTTCTCCTTTCCTTTCTTTTCTTCTAGTGCAGAATCTAGTTTACTTTTTAATAGGGTTTCTAAAGTATTTAATTTTTCTTCCCAAAGAGCGGTTAAATCAACATTTGTTGTTTCAGCTCCTTGAGCCTCTTTTTTAAATTCCTCTAGTTCTTCCTTCGATAGTGATTTTTTAACACTAAATACAGCGTTTACGTTAGCTGGTACACTTACTACACTAACCTCAAACAACTCCAAGTCTTTAATAACAAAAATATCGGCATCTGGGTTATAATCTGCGTCTTTGACACGAAAACCAACACTGAAAGTTTTTAGAATACCTTCTTTAATCAGTTCGTATACATTACCAGCTGCCTTAAATATTTTTGCTACAACTCTTAAACCATTATCTGTAACAGTTAGGTCAGTAACTGTTCCAATAGGCTTTTCATGATCGTGATATGCTAATACTACAGGATTTGTTTTATAATTATCTAAGCCACCTTTCTCCCAGGCCTCTCTAATAATGACGTCACCTACTCTATCTTTGTCAGTAGTATTTGCATAGCCTTCAATTTCAATATAAGGTTTTTCATCGTCATTCGAAACTTTTTTGACTTGAAATCCTGTAGTCAATTCTAATCTTTTACTCATACAATCCCCTCTTATTCTTGTTTCGGTCTACCACCCTGAGATGGGTCCGATGCACTACCCGCTATATTTGCTGGTACTCTAATAGTATCACCACCATCAATGGATGCATACCGTAATTTGTTTCTAGCTTCATTGGGTGTAATAATTCCACCATTAACTAAACTAGAGAAATATGCTGCTTCTTCTTTTAACTCTGGTCTTAGAGCAATAACATCATGTAATACTGGTTTTAAATCATAACCAAAATAAAATTCTAAAGCATTAGTAAACTTCTCTACTAAAGGTAATACCGTATTGTTATAAAACAATTTTAAATTAGGAGCAATATTTGCATTATTACCCGAATCTAATAAAATTGGTGGAATACCTAAAGCTTTTAGTACTGCTTTTTCCTGAGTTTCTACACTTTCTTTAAAGTCTAACTCGCGAAAATCAGTATGACCTAAGTTGTCAATATCCCAATCACCATCTAGGATAGCTGGTCTTTTTCCTCCTCTAGCAGGATTATAATTAGCTATCCACTCCTCTAGTACTCTTTGCTTAATTTTTGAACTTAATATATTAGGAGTTTTTAATACTAAACCAGGAACTGCATTATTTCTAAAGAAGTTTTCCTGATATGATAACATCGATTTTAGTAAATTTATAGCAGGTAAAGCACTTAGTAATCTGCTATCACCTCTATAAATAGAGTTGACTCCATTATCTTTTATGTGAATAATTTCATTAAACTCAAACGGTGTATCATCTGAGTATTTATAACCCTTTATATAAGTTTTATTATCTGTAATTATTTCTATGTTACTAGCGGGTAGGTGGTATAAAAATACACCGTCAAAATATAAAAAAGCATTACCCTCTAAAAGTAAATCTAAACCAACAGCTCTTTTAAAGCTATCAGCATTTTGATAAGGATTTGGTCTAAAACTAATTAACTTCTCTATAGACTTTTTTGTTGGGTTTTTACCTTTTTCTTTAGGTACGTATACACCTACACCTCTAAGCTTACCCTTAACATCAAAACTTATACTTGCAAAAGCATCTACAATTAAGTTGACACCTCTGTTTACAACCTCTACTTCATAATAAGCTCTTTTTACGGTGTAACTAGTTGTGGAGGTTTTTGAATCGCCCTCTTCCATTGCAATGGCGGGTTGTGCTGGATTTAACTTCTCAATTAACCAATCTCTAATTCCCATTTTTCTCTCTTTGAATTTCTACCCAACGTTTTTGCTTTTTGGCCGTACCTAAAGAAGGACTAACCCCATAAATTTTGTGTAACTTATTCATGTGACATTCTTTGCACAGAGTTACAACTTCTTCATATAATTCCTTCTTATGTTCTTCTATAAAACTTTCCCTATATTTGTTTATATCTTCAACACTTTTGATAACTATACCCTTTTTATATTTATTCCATAAAGCAGAAATGCTATAAAAATGGTGTAATTGCAAATTGTCTTTGGACCCACAAATATAGCATTCACTATCTTTAGTATAACTACTTTTTGCCAAATCCCTAATATATTTTACTTCATCTCGTTTTAGCATTAGTTAAAGTTAGGATTTGCAAAAACTGGAACATAACCAAGTAAATTGCCATCCTTATCATAAATTGGTAGAGCATGTGTAGTAATGCCAGCACCAGTATCGAAATCTACAGCAGAAGCAATTGGTTCATTTGTTCCTTGTAAATTTTCTGCAATACTTGCCTTTGAAAAAGTTTCCATTTATTTTAACCCTAAAAATTTAGCCACTGTATGCAGCTTACTTTGAATATCCTTGTACGACTTCTAAATTATTAACTTCAATAACAATAAAATCTTCACTAATATCAGTAATACTCGTCATACAACTGGTACTAACAAACCTAGAGGACACGCCAATAGACTCTGTATAAGAATTCTGTAGTGTGTTTTGCAGTGCTAATATACCTAATTCTAAATTAGCTGATGTTACTGACTGAACAGTATCGTTTATTGATATAGGGCCGGTTAAATCTAAGTTTGCTGAATTGACGCTTTGCGTCGAGTTTGCTATGTTTAGATTATTAAACTCTAAATTAGCAGTAGCAGTAGCCTGGCTAGAATCCTGTAATGTTAAATTATTTGCTGAAGTTAATGTTACAGACTCTGTTGTTGTGCTTTGTGCTGTATTTGCTAAAGCTAGTATAGCTTCTGCAATTAAATCTAAATTAGTTGAAGTGACAGACTGTACAGAGTTATTTAGGGCTGCTGTACTACCTGTTGTTAATGTTAGCGCACTAGAGCTAACAGATTGAGCAGATATTTCTAAGGATAACTGATTCCAGCTAGTTAATTCTAAATTATTTGAAGCAACAGACTGCGCTGTGTTCGCTAAACTTAATGTGGTCGTGTTGATTAACTCTAAATTAGTAGAATTAACTAACTGACTAGAGTTGTCTGTACTTAATAATACTTCAGCAGTGTTGTCTAAATTATTTGAAACAACAGATTGTGCTGTATTCGCTAAACTTAAATTAGATGAAGCAGTTAAATCTAAATTATTTGAAACAACAGATTGTGCTGTATTCGCTAAACTTAAATTAGATGAAGCAGTTAAATCTAAATTATTTGAAACAACAGACTGTGCTGTATTTGCTAAACTTAGATTAGATGAGGCAGTTAAAGCTAAATTATTTGAAACAACAGATTGTGCTGTATTTGCTAAACTTAGATTAGATGAGGCAGTTAAATCTAAAGAAGTAGTAGCAGTAGCCTGACTAGAGTCTGCTAAACTTAAATTAGATGAGGCAGTTAAAGCTAAATTATTTGAAACAACAGATTGTGCTGTATTTGCTAAACTTAAATTAGATGAGGCAGTTAAAGCTAAATTATTTGAAACAACAGATTGTGCTGTATTTGCTAAACTTAAATTAGATGAAGCAGTTAAATCTAAATTATTTGAAACAACAGATTGTGCTGTATTTGCTAAACTTAAATTAGATGGTAAATCTAAATTAGCAGTAGCAGTAGCCTGACTAGAATCTTGTAATGTTAGATTAGATGGTAAATCTAAATTAGCCGTAGTGACGCTTTGCGTCGAATCGGCTATAGTTATAGTTACTCCACCCGCTACATAATAATCCGAACCAATATCCCAGGCACCTGAGGATGGGAATGCTTCCCCATCCATATCTAACATGCCGGGGTAATCAACTGACAGATTAGCTCCTACACCACGTAGAATCGATCCATCGGATAGATGATAATCATCATTGGCTACAAAATCAGATGCAGTTACATCAGTAAGTAGTGGATTAGTTCCTGGTGGAGTATTAACAGAAGCATCCCAAGCAGCGTTGTTTGTTGAAGTGGGGTCTAGTGGTAGTGTTGCTTGATCAGGAAAAGAGTGACTAGTTTGCCCATAAGCAACACAGTTTTTAACTACTTGCTCTGTTAATCCACTGGCACTTGACTCATTAAATACTGTATTACCGCCAACAAAAACACAGTTTATGTAATATTTTTTACCAAATCCATGATCATTTAGTATATATTGAGTACTGTTGTTTAATATAAATACACAGCTTTTAAACGTGACTCTATCTATTGGGCCTACAACTTTTTCATTATCACCAGCATCTGTTTGTAATAAACAACGTTCATAGATGTAGTCAGTTGTGCCGTTAATACATTCACGACCGTACTTACCACTATTATACCTAATCTTTAAATCCCGGACTTTAGTGTATTTCACCCCATAGTGAAATGGTCCGTAACCACCAGGTGGTCCATAAATTTCAGCTGCTGATGTATTAGAACCGCCAGACCATTCTTGCCCACTTATAGGTCTTATAATTACATAATTATTTTGATCGACAACCCAAGCAGTACCATTACCACCCTTTAAGTTAAAATCAGATGCTGTAACTTGTTCTCCTATTTCAGCTACAGCAATTTCATTAGCTGTCACTAAATCACGAGCTTGAGCATCTCTCCACGCTTCTAGAGTTGTATAGTCTCCACCGGATGGGCGGATAGTATGAACTACCTCCATTAACTGACCAATATATCAAG